TGCCCCGGGGGCAAGCGATCAAGACTCCATTTGGCAGAGCAATGATGGAGCGCGACAAGCACTTCACCCTGTTCCGCATCCCATTAGCCAACCGGCCTTCAGCGCCGCACAGCGCGATGCGGATCTCGCAGTCGAGGAGCAGCTCCCACTCCCGAACAGACCAGTCCCAACCAGAGACATCAGCTTCCGCGTACCGTCCGGACGCGTTAGCGTTCCAGAACATGCACCGTTTGTAGATGATCTCTTGGTCTTCCTTGCGGCTGAGGGACAACCCTGGCGTAGACGGATGCTGCGTCCAGGTGTTGATCTCAACCTCGTTCTGCTCTTGGAAGAAGAGCCGCTCGATGACCTGGTCAATCAGAGAAATGGCCGCCACAATGCGGTACCTTCCCTCCATGACTTTCTTCAGTGAGTGAGCCTCATCCTTGTCGAACGCACGCGGTGGGTCCGCGAAGCCTCGCTTCACCAACTCCACTGGAGTCAGCTTTTCGAGCTTCGCGGTCGGTTCGTTCATCAGGAGAAGCATCCTCTCAACGATGAGATCCTTCAGCAGCTCGCGGTTTTCCGCGATGATGTCCTTGTTGCATGAGCCCAGAGCGCTGTAAGGCACTCCAGGTTTCGATTTCATGGGGATTTTGTGGTCGAAAATGAAGTCGATCATATCCCTGACCAACGTCACATCAACCTTGTCATCAACCCACCACTTTGGCTGGTCGGTCCTCGGCCACTCTTTCAGAGACCGCTGGAGGATAGCATCCTGAACCTCTTTTGAAGGAGGCTCAGGGTCTTCACCTCTGCGCTTCATCTGTAGCTTGTACGAGCCAACCACATCGGCGACCGAGTATTTCCCCTCGCGCCAGTTGTCCAGTCCTTTGATTCTCTGCGCCCACAAAAGGGTCGAGTCCTTCATCGGCCGCTGTTGAGCTGTCCTGAACACACACGTCGTCTTTCCGACAACGTCCAACCCTACATAAAGCGGGTTGTTGTGAACGAGCTCTGATACGATCCAGTCAAAGCCTCCCAGGTGTTCTCGGACCAAGCCACACTGGGAGAGTGGCTCAGCCGAAAAGACTCTGGGATCTTCGTTGGAACGTGCGGCTGCACTTTGACTTTGACCTCACTTTTGATGGTCGCTTTCCTCTTCTTCCTCTTCCGCTTCTTCTTGACCTGAGTCTCCTCCGGGTCATCCGCAGCTGCAGCGCTTGGAGACGGCGCCGGCGTTGGAGTGTGCTCGTGAATGAGTGGGATAGAGATGGGTTTTATTCCATCCTTCTCCTCCTCGACCACTGGTACCGAAGCTGCAGCGGCCGACGCCTTGATAGGCGGGCGCTTTGGTCTTGGGATCACTTGGACTTCCGCATCCACAAGTGGTGTGGGCGGGAGCGGTAGGTGTGTCGGGACTACCAACTCTGGCTGTCCCTTCGCGGCTTCCCCATCTCGACCCCATGCATCACGGGAATCGAGGTGGTCATAGCCATCATTGTCCGGCTCGCGGATTCTGTTGTTGTCACGGAGCCATCCGATCAAATCATCCACAGTCCGCCCGCCGAGGTACGAATCCTCGTCGTCAGACCCGTCCGACAGCAAATCTCCGTCCTCATCACAGACGAAAACCTGTCCGTGAGAGTTGCGAACGGTGAAAACCTGCTGGGACC